GCCGTCATACCGGCAGGCCGTTCATGTACGCGTGGGAGCGCTCGTTGCCGTACTTGAGGCCCACCTCGCCGTACAGCTGCTCCTCGTCGCTCGCGCCGGTCTTCGCCAGCGGCTCGGAGAAAAGTGTTCCCTTCCCCTCGATGTTGAGGAAGACGGGCGCGCACTGCTCCAGGCTGGCGATGAGGATGCCGTCCTGCGGCATGTGCCGGTCCAGCATGATCCCGAACGTGCCGAAGTCCGTCACCACCGTGTCCACCGCGACGCCGCCCACGTTGCGGGCGCCCGCACTGATCGGGTCGGCCTGTCGGTACGCCGCGGAGAACGCCTTCGTCACGGCGAGCTTCTGCCGGGAGTTGACGACCATCACGGCCGTGTCCTGCTCGGAGAGGCCGCCGTTGTCGTAGGCCATCTGCGCCAGCTCGTTCACGTCATCCACCGTGAGCGCGGTTCCGGACGGCACCGTGTAGGCCAGGCCGGTGGCGGTGCCGAGGGTGAGCGCGGAGCCGCCCGCGCTCTTGGCGACCTTGAAGGTGTCGGTGGCCGCGCTGACGACGTAGTAGATGCGCCCGGTGGTCGTGAAAACGATCTTGTCGCCGTTGCTGAGCCCGTTGCCGGTGGAGCTGACCGTGTCCGTGGAGCTGGAGACGCCGGTCGTGCTGGTGCCCTTCGCGACCCGGTTGGTGGTGATGGCCTGGATGATGCCGCGGGTCTTGCGGGGGGTGGTGTTGTCGGTCGGCAGCTGGTACTGGCCGTTGAGGAGCGACCAGTTGATGTCGAGGCCGATCTCCTTGAGCGCCTGCTGGGTCTGCCAGTCCAGCTCGTTCGTGACGGGCTGGACGCCGGGCACGCCGTGGTACGGGGCGCTGCCGGGGGTGGTGAGCAGCCCGGTGGCGGCCTGCTTGGTGTAGCTCACGGACACCTTGCGGTGGTGGACCTGGAGGACGTTGCGGACGTTCCCGCGCACGCGGCCCTCGGCGGTCGGCGCGGTCCCCCCCTCCAGCGCGACGTTCTGCCCGGGGTCGCCCAGGTCGTAGGTCTGCCACTCCATCTCGGTGGCGGTGGTCATGCCGCCGCCGGTGAGACCGCCGATCGCGGACAGGAACGGCGTGTCCGACGGCGTGATCGCGAAAAGCTCGCCGACGTAGTTGGGGAGGTTGAAGGTGGTGCCCATCGCGGTGATGCCACCGGCCATGCGGGTCTCCTACGGTGTGGGGCGCCGCGCGGGCGCCGGGTCAGGGGGTGTGCGCCTTGGCGCGCTTGAGGCGGATGACCTCGGCGAAATTCCTCGCCTTGGTGGCTGCCTCGATCTGGGCGTCGATGGTGAGCGCGTCGGCGCCGGAGCCGCCGGAGCCGCCCGCGCTGCCGGAGACGGCTGCGGCGGGCCCGGCGCGCAGTCCGGGGTTGCGGGTGAGCGCGGCCATGACCTTGGCCTCCACGGCGGCGAGGAACCCGGCCCTGTCGGCGGGGTCCACCTCGATGCCGTCGATCTCGTCGCAGAACGCCCGGCTGTCGAGCAGCCGTTCGGCGTCCGCGCCGAGCCGGGTCGCGGTCCGGTGCACGTCCAGCTCGATCCGGGCGGCGAGCGCCTGGGCGGTCGCGGCCTGCGCGGTGCCCTCGGTCTCGCTCAGCCGGGCCTGGAGCTGCTCGGGGGTGAGCGGTTCGGGGGCGTCGCCGGAGAGCTGCCGCAGCAGCTCCTCGCGCGCCTCCCGGGCGGCCTGCTCTTTGGCGCCGGTGCGGGCCTTGGCAGCCTCCTGCCGAAGGCTGGTGATCTGCTGCTGCGCCCAGGCGGGGAGCGACGCCACGTCCTGCGGGTCGCCAGCGGGCGGCGCGCCGGGCGCCGGTGCCGGGAGCTGCGGGGTCGGCGGCTGAGCCGGAGGGCCGGCCGGAGGCGGTGTGGGCGCGGCCGGGGGGGTGGATTCGGCGGGTGTGGACATGCGTGCCTCCTGGGCGCGCTCGGGGCCCGCGCCTGGCGGGCCGTGGGGTGGTGCGGTCAGCGGGCCTGCCCGATCTGCTCGCGGGCGGACTGCCGAGGCAGGCCCCTGTTGCGGGTCAGGTCGCGGATGCGGGCCTGGTAGGCGCGGACCTGCCGCCCGGCCCGGCGCCGCGCGGCCTCATCGAGGGCGACGGCCTGGCGGCGTTTCCACGCGCGCACCTGGCGCTCGTAGTACCGCTGCCGCTGGGTGTCCTCGTAGGTCGCGCCCTGAGGGTGCGGGGGAGACTGCGGCCGCCGGGTGATCCCCGGCAGATAGATACCCACGTTGTGGCGGCAGTTCGGATGCAGCAGCCCTGCCGCGCGCGCCTCCGGCAGCGTCCCGGCCACGTGCACGCGGACGGTCTCCCCATCGCGGGTCGCATGCTGCACGGCGACCTCACGCGGCCCCGGCGCGCCCGAGAGAGCGAGCACCCGGCCTTCCCACGGCCGACAGAGCGGGCACTCCAGCGGGGCGTCCGAGACGACGACAAGCTGCTGCCCGGCCGCGGCGAGGCGGTCGGTGTGGCCCTGGATCGCGGCGCGCCCGGCGGCGGTGCGCACGGCCATCTCGGCGTAGCTCGCGAGCTGCCAGCGCCGCCCGGCCCGGTCGGTGAAGCCGCTGATCCCGGCGGCGGCGAACTGATCGAGGGCGCGCTGCGCGACCTGCCTGCGGGTGAGCGCGCCGGTGAGGACGGAGCCGGTGACGCGGGCGATGATCCGCCGGTAGGCGTCCACGGGTGCCCGCAGGATGCGGGCCCAGACGGGCTCGTGTTCGGCGACCGCCGCATGGGCGAGCCGGTCGATCGCGTGCGCCTGAGGGAGCACCCGGCCGACGAACGCCCTGATCCCCTCGGGGAGTGCGCCGAGGTCGGCGACAGCGGAGGCGGTGCCGCGCTCGTACGCGGTGCGCACCGCCCGGCTGACCGCCCCGGACGCGTCGTGCCGGAGTGCCGCCACCACCTGCGCGACGGCGCGTTGCACGTCGTGGACGGCGGCGAGCTTCTGCCTCGCCCAGCCGGGCGCGTCCGCGTCCCCGTCCAGGGCGCGGGCCACGATCGCGAGGAGTGCCTGCTCGGCGTCGTCGTAGATGGCGCCGATGGCTGCGGCGAGGTCGGCGGCGTCGGCCGGGGAGGCGGGCATCAACCGGCGCCGTTGCCGATGTCGAGGCCGTTGCCGCCCGCGCCGAGCGCGGCTGGGTCGGGTAGCGGGGCGCGGCCGGGCTCGGCATGGATGCGAGCGACCTCGGCGTCCACCTGGGGGTCGTCCCAGTCGGGGTGGATGAGGCGGACGAGGGTGTCGGTGGAGGCGGCTTCGGCGGTGCGCAGCAGTGATGCGGTCTGTGCGAGTTCGGCGGGGGCGTCGGCGATGCTGTCGCGCCACTCGATGCGGGGCGGCTCCACGGTGAGGCCAGCAACGCCGAAGAGCTGCTGTTCGAGCTGGAGCTGGGCGGCGAGGCGGTCGGCGAGGCCGGGCGTCCAGTACAGGGTTTTCCGGGCGCGGGTCGTCAGGCTCCGGGCGTTGCGGGCGCGGATTTCCGTAGCGGTGAGGGCCTGCCCGCCCGACTGGAGGCCGAAGGTGCCGCCCGAGTATCCGGCGAGGGTGACGGCGCGTTCCATCAGTTCGGCGGCGGTGTCGCGGTGGTCGGTGACCCGGATCGCGAACTGGACGACATCGAGCTTTCCGCTGTCGCTGGGGCGCTGGAGCATGTTCAGCGGGCTGTACGCCTCGCGGTCCTCGTCCCAACTCGCGCCCTGGCCAAGCCCGTTGCTGTCGAGCATCGAGGCGGGCACGATCACGCGGCCCTTGCCGAGGCGCAGGTCCCGCATCCACGAGGTGTACGTCTCATCGAGCGCGTCGAACACGGCCTCGATCCCCTGGAAGTCGGACTGCCCGAGGCAGTCGGCGCCGGGCACGTGCCGCCAGCCCCGCGACGGCCTGACGTTCGGGATGTATGACGCGGTGAGCCCCGGCAGGCCGGTGGCCACCGAGGGCTGGTAGCTGGCGGTCGCGGGTACGGCGTTGAGCGGCACGGCCTTCCCGAGCTGCCCCGGCGTGCCCTGGTAGAGGCCGTGGAGGATGACGCCCGGCTCGTGCCGTTCCAGGTGCCGCCACACGGTGCGGCCGTCCTGCTGCACGACGGTCCACAGGGTGACGGCGGCGAGGTGACCGGCGCGCCACTCGGGCACGGCGCGGTCGGCGGGGTGCGAGGCGATCCACGGCCGGTCGGCGACCGTCGTATCCCACACATTGGTCAGGACGATGCCGCCGAGCGCCGAGCACAACTCCCCGGATTCCAGCAGCGTCGGGCGCAGCGGGCCGTCCATCAGCTCGTCCAGCCGGGCCTGCGTCGCCGCGTCGGCGGACGGGGAGACGAGCCGCGGCGGCTCGGAGAACAGCAGGTCTGAGCTGGTGCGTGCGATATCTCCGGCGAGCGGCATGTGCAGCCGCGCGCGCTTCTGTCCGGGCGGTGTGGGCTGCCCCCAGAACCAGCGGGCCATTCGGCCCCAGACGCCGCCGCGGTACTGCGCCGGCCGGTCCTCGGGGCGTTCGCGGACCGCGCGCTCGCGGTACCGCTCGTGCAGCCGGTCCGGGTCGCCGGAGTACCAGGCATCCCAGTCCGCGAACGCCCCGAGGACGCGCGGATCGAGCGGGGGCCACGTCTGGTCGGTGGTGGGCAGCGGCACCGTCCACCTCCAGCAGGTCGTCAGGCGGCCGTCGTCAGCCGGGTGGGGATGTAGGGGCGCCACAGGCTCTCAGTGGTCCGCACCGCGTACCGCAGCGCATCCAAGCTGTGGTCTTCGGCCTTGATGGGCTTGTCCTCGCCGCGTTCGGCGGCCTTCTCGTCCCAGGCGTAGACGCCGAACTCGCCGATCAGCCCGGTGCAGCTGGAGTGCACGCGCAGCCGGTCCGCGCCCAGCAGGGAGCTGACCGTCCGGATGCCGTCCAACACGGCGTTGTCGGCCGGTGCCGGGGTGATGCCGTCGCGGTGCAGCTGCTCGATCATCGACGCGGCGGACGGGTCCACGACGGTCCACTCCGGGGCGATGCTCTCGCGGGCCATCCACGCCCGGACTTCGCGGCTGTACTCGGCGTCCGTCATCTGCACGCGGGTGGTGCGCGACTCGTGCCGCCACTCCCGGGCGGCGTACAGCCGGTAGTCCGTGCCGATGCCGAGGGCGACGGCCGCGAAGGGGTTCACGGTGCCGTAGTCGATGCCGACCGCGAGCCAACGGGCGATGGGGGCCAGCTCGGTGACGACGTGCCGGGTGGTGTCCCAGGCGTCGTAGACGACGCCCTCGGCGAGGCACCACTCGCCGAGGATGAAGCGGCGGTACCACAGGCCGACGTACTCCGCCTTGAGCGCGGCGACGTACCGCGGGTCGAGGCTGGGGTTGTCGTCGAGGGTGAAGTGCCAGGTGCCGAGGTCCAGCTCGCCCTGTCGGAGGAAGAACTTCTTCCGGAGCCAGTGCGAGGGGCCGTCAGGGTTGGTGGTGGCCAGCAGCCGGGCGCCGCGGGTGGAGAGCCGCGCGAGGAGCTGGTTC